TGGATAACGTGCAGTGGTTCAAGTTAAGCGATGCTGATAAGAGCGACCCGTTGAATCAGCTAAGGAGCTGGGGGTACAAGTTTATGGAGGGGTGGATAATTTTAAATAGTCGGTTCGTTGCCGCCATGGAAAGCACAGCATCCAGCACTGGAGCATTCGGGTAGTACTTGGTGATTACTTAGAGTGTTTCTCTATGTAGTCAGCCGCAGCTCTAAGGAGATGAGGTTTGTCACGAAACCGACCCAGTCCGTTATTGCAGTTCTCGCAGAGCAGCGAGCGGACGCGGTCGGTTGTGTGGCAGTGATCGACATGGAAGCGCTTAGCTCTGCCGCCCGGCTCGGTTGCACCGCAGATCGCGCAGCAACCTCCTTGTTCTGTGAGCATCCGGTCATAGCTCCCGATCGGGAGTCCGAAACGCTTCTTCAGCCCATAGTCGGCATAGCGAAGCGGGTCGGCGTGATAGCGGGCGAGTTGCTTGGCGTTCAATTGTTCGCGATTGGCCAAGTCGTACGCGGCGGACCTGGTGTTGGCGCATATGCGGCAGGTGCGGTTGATGCCGTCGTGGAAATTCTTGTTAGCCGAGAAGTCGGCGGTGGGCTTGATGGTCTTGCACATCCAGCAGCGTTTGGTGCCCGGCGGGGTTTCCTCGCGCGGCGGCTTTTTCCGGTACCCGGCCTGCCGGACCATGTAGCAGGGTTTGCACTGTGGAGAGTATCCGCCGGCGTTGCGCGGGCTCTTGAAAAACTCAGCAATTGGCTTGGTCTCGCCGCAGTCTCGGCACACCTTGTCCATAATTTCTCCCCTGTCTACGGTGTAAAAACTGTAGCAAGGGCAGCGTAGCGGGGAAAGGAGAGACTTATGCCAGCAATGGGATTGCGGGTGAGCGTGCGGATACGGGTCGAGGCGGTGCCGGGTGGCGCCGGCCCCTCGGGCATGGGCGGTCTCAACGCCGACGACCCGTCCTACGGGCAGAGCCTTCTGCCGGGCGCTACCTCGTTCGCGCAGACAAAATACTATCAGGACTCCGAGCCGGTGCCCGGCACTGCGGGGGCAATCACGCTGGCGAATATCAAGACGGCGCTGGACGCGGCTTCTGCGACCTTTGCCGGATCGACCGGCACGCCGATCATCAACGCTACCGAACTCGCTAAGATCAATGGGTTTTTTAGCGGGGCCGGCTGAGGAGGCTCGCCGATGGCGTTAGGTACTGCGGGTACGACGGCGGCGACCACGCTGACCGCCCTCACCTGGCCGGCCAGCATCGCCGACGTGGCGGCGCTCAACGCGCTGATCAAGGACGACCAGACGGTGGGCACGCCGGTCGCGCACATCTCGGGGGTCGGCGGCCTGTCCAACGAGGGGATCCTCTCGGTGCCGAACCGGGGTCAGTTGCAGCTCTATCCGGGTGACGTGATCGCGATTGACCCGTCTACCGGGGGCGTCGTCCTGGTGACTGCTCGAGCGGTTGCCGGGCCTAACTGGGCCTTCGCCTGATGTCAGATGATCAGATGCCATCTGACCCGGCCGAGCCCGTGCCGGCGGGGCGGGTACGGAAGGAGTCGACCCCGGAGGAGCGCGCGGCCAAGCGCGCATACATGCGCGAATACAACGCACGCAAGCGCCGCGAGGCAGCGGAGGCCGAGGTCGAGGCGCGCAGGCGGCGCTGGGCCACGCCCGTGCAACAGGAGGGCCTGACCGTGAGCGATCAGCCGGAAATTGAGGAAGCCGTCGAGGAGATGGCGCTGACCCAGGATCAGGGTCTGGCGCCGGAGCCTGAGCCGGTCGTCGAGCCGGGGCCGCAGACGCCGTTTGACATCTACCTCTCGATGCTGCCCCCGGAGACGCGCGAACTGATCGGCATGGACGAGTTGCGTCAGGCGTTCGAGGACGCCGGGCGGGAGGCCAAGGAGGAGCGGCGCAAGCAGCTTCGGCAGCAGGCACGCGACCGGGCCAAGGAGACGGCGCGGGAGGCGGCCGGGCTTTTGACCCCCGAGGAGGCCGAACGCAAGCGGGTGCGCGAGCATATGGCAAAGCGGGTCAAGGTGACGCCGAGCCTGCCCTTTGTGTCCGACACTGGCGGCGTGGTGGCGCAGGGCATCTCGATTGACGGCGCGCTGTACCAGCACGGGCAGCAGGCGACGATGCCGTTGGGCCGGGCGCTGGACATTCGCCATATCCTCTATTGCCTGCAGCAGAACGAACTGGATTTCGAGGGGAAGGGCCGGCTACACGGCCTGCGCCGCCAGCAGCACGAGGCAACCAACATGGTGCGCATCTGATGTCTGATCCGGTCATGAGCCAGATGATCGCCGTCCCCGGTATGAAGATCGCCTATCACTTTCAGATCGCCGAGGGGCAGATGATCGCCTACGAGGTGGCGGAGGATCGCACGGCCAGTTTGGAGGATTTGAACGAACTTCTCGACCGGCTGAGCGGCGCCGCAGCGCGGCAGAAAGCCGTCCACGACCTGCCGTTCGCCCGGCTGCGGCTGAAGCAGAACCGTGAGAAGTTGGCGAAGGCCGAGAGGGCGGTGCACGAGGCGATCACGAAGCAGGAGGCGCACATCCAGCAGATGGCCGCCGCTCGCCGCAACCCGGACCGGGCGCAGCCGCTCGGCGTCGATGTCAACGCGGTGAGCCAGGCGCAGAACGCGCTCCAGGGCATCATCGACACGATCCGCTTCGACGAACTGGAAATCCCGCGTCTGGAGGCGATCATCGCTGGCCGTGAGCCTCCGGCAGAGGAGGCGGCCGAGCCGGAGCCGCAGCGTCTTTCGATCGTCGCAGCCGAATAGCCGATGCTGACCGCCTTCGAGCTTGTCGAGGAGGCGGTTTACCGCGCCAAGGTGCCGGGCTACAGCCCGACCTTCGGGCTGCGCAATCTGAACGCGATCCTCTCCGACATCTGCCAGCACCACGACTTCGCGCTGGCCCGCGGCGTCTACAATTTCAATTTCGATCCAGAGCTGGCGACGCTGTTCGGCAGCGGCCCCTACACCCTGCCGCTGGACTATCTACGCACCTCGGGGTCGAGCGGCGCCACCGGAGCCTCGGGCTCGGCGTGGTATCTCTACCCGACCCCGGCCTTTCCCTCGGGGCAGCCGATCTACATGACCCCGATCGACATCGCCGAGTTCGACGGCTACCCGCAATTCCCCTCGCAATCGACCCCGGAATTGTGGGCTACCGACATGGGCGGCCCGCTGACGCAGCGCATCATCCTCTCGACCACCGGCGACCTCACCGGATCGTCTCCGACGATTGCCAATTGCGCCAGCATCACCGGCCTCAAGGTGGGCATAGCGGTGGCCGGCGAGGGGATCGTGCCGGGCACGACCGTTGTTGCGATCGACCCGGCGACTGGCCTCGTCACCCTGTCGCAGAACACAACCGGCGCGATCAGTGCCGCCAGCGTGTTCTTCGGCGTCCCGCCGGTCGCATACGTCTACCCGCCGCCGCTCGGCACTTACCCGGTCACGGTGCGCTATCAGCGGCAGATGCCGCCCATCGTCAATCACCTGTCGGTGCCGTGGTTCCCCGATGAGGGCTATCTCATCACCGAGTTGGCGTCCCGGCTGTGCGAGATCAGCGACGATCAACGGGCCTTGTCATTTCACACGCTGGCCGACACGCGGATACGCAAGTATCTGCAAAAGGACGGCGATAAACAGAATCGCAGCCAGGCGATCCAGCTAGACGCAAGAAATTTCGCTTCCGCAAGGGGAGGGGGTTATCGGCGCGCAAGGAATACAAAGGTGGCTGGGTGGGCCGTTGCCGCGTGTGCTATATTACCATCCTTCGCTCAAGTGATAGCAGGGGTGGTATCGTGACGGAAGCTCAGAAAGCGCGCCATGCAGCGTATATGCGGGCATGGAAGAAGCGTAATCCCGGGAAGGTTAACGAGATCAATCAAGCTACCCGTTCGCGTCGGCGGGATCACTATAATGAAATGAATCGTAGGTCGGCAGCGAAGATGGCTCAAGTTGAGGGTCATCCGCTTCATCACGCTTCGCATCCGGTAGCCCGATGGACCGATCCTTCTGCCTATCTCCTGAGCCGCGTTAAGGTGCGGGCTAAGCAAAAGGGAATCGTTTGCGAAATCGACGTTTCCGACGTCCAGATACCGGAGTTTTGTCCGGTTCTGGGAATAAGGCTTGCGTGGGGTAAGGGCCAGCGCGGCTGGCGGAATATGGGGTCTCCGTCAGTCGATCGGATCAAGCCGCAACTTGGGTATGTAAAGGGGAACGTTCGCGTAATCTCAAATCGAGCCAACCACCTCAAGGGTAATGGCACCATTGAAGAACTAAAAGCGGTGCTGGATTACATGCTCCGTGAGGGAGCTAACGCAACTCTTGCCGAGCAACAAGAGGCGGATCGGCCAGAGCCGGTAGCGGAGCCGGCACCGCAGCTAGAAATGGGGTGGTGATGTGGCCACCTCTCTCCGCAATCCGGCCGCGGTTAATTTTCAAGCCAGGGGTCTTAGCGACGCGGTAGACGGGACCAACGTCGCGCGCGGCGCGATGCGGGCACTGACGAACCTGGTGCCCGATCCGACGACGCGCGGAAACTTTCTCTGCCGCCCCGCCGCCACTGATCTGATCGTCCTGTCGGAGACCATTCCCGACGCCGGGTTTGTCAGCGGCTTCACCGTGATCGGCGACACCCTCTACGGCATGGTTGCTTCCAGTCTTCATGCCGGCCACGACCAGCCTTTTGCCTATGATCTCTCGGTCGATCCGCCGGTGGCGATCCCGGTCAGCGGCGTCACCGCCGCCAATACCCCGGTGAGCCCGCCCTCTACCGGCAAGTGGGTGCCGCCGATTCTGGCGCAGGTCGCCACACGCATCCTGGTGACGCACACCGGATTTCCCGGCGATGACATCAAGTTCGGCTGGTTCGACATCAGCGGTTTCGAGGCGACAATCACCGGCAACACGATCGAGCAGTTCGCGGTAATCGGCGATACCGTTGCCGGCGATCCGTTCATCTACGGGGTGCCGCCCGGCACGCCGCCATCCGAGGCACATATCGGGTTCACCGTCACCGGCGCCGGCATCCCGGCCGGCACCACGATTGTCGGCGTCGAGGATGTCGCGGTCGCCAGCTCCGGGGATCTCACCGCCGCCTCGGCGATCGTTATTAACATTCCCGATACCGCCGACATGTATGTCGGGATGATCGTTCAGGGTGTCGGCATCCCGCCCGGGACGCAAATCCTGACGGTCGATTCCGCCACGCAGATCACCCTTGACCAGGGCGCCACAGTCACCGATGCGGGCGCTCCTTTCTCGGCCATCGGGAAGGAGGTCGAGATCAGCAATGCGGCCACCGCGACGGCCAACGGCGCGGCTTTTACCTTCTTTTCCAATACGATGATTACCGGCAACCCGAACACGTTCGGGATGCAGCCGGGCCTGGTGCTCAGCGGCCCCGGGGTCGCCACCGGCACGGTCATCGTCTCCACCGTGGCGGTGACGGCTGAGATCGTCGCCAGCATCACCGCAGGCGACAACAATGCCTTCGCCACCGTCAGCGCCAGCGGGTTATCGGATGGCATGGATGTAGCCGGGGTCGGCATTCCGCCGGGGACGACGCTGCTGTCGGCCGGCGGCAACCTGATCACGCTGTCCAACGCGGCGCTGCTCACCGGCACGACGACGCTGTTTTTCAGCGGCACCCAGATCGAGGTCGCGCCGCCGCTCACCGGCACCAACATGGGCGTCGAGCTGACGGTCGCGGGCGGCACTCCCGAGGCCCCGCTGTGGGGCGCCGGCGACACCCAGCCGAACAATCTGCCGGAGGTGCCCCTCGGGGTCGTGCAGATGAGCGGTCGCGCCTGGTTCGCCGATGGCGACTCCGGCGTGCCGTTCTCCGACAGCCTCCTGCCCTGCGTCAGAACCGAGGACACGCAGGCCCTCTTGCCGGCCAACGGCATCCCGGTGACCGCGGTCGCCCCGATCATGCTCCAGAACGCGCTCGTGGGCGGCATCGTGCAGGCCGTCATCGCCTTCCAGGAAGGCAAGGGGATGCAGCAGATCACCGGCGATCCGGCGAGCAACAATCTGCAGATGAACCTGCTGCCGGTGCTGACCGGCACCCTCGCCCCCAACAGCCTCGCCCCCTCGCCGCTCGGCCTTTTCTTTATGTCGCCGGAAGGGCTGCGCCTCATTGATCTACAGGCGCGGGTCTCCGACCCCATCGGCCAGGACGGCGACGGCGTCGTCAAACCGTTCTTGGAAGTCTCCAACCCGCCGCACGACGAGCCGGCGCCGGTCTCGCGCATCTGCGCCGCCGTCAATGGCCGGACCTTGCGGATCGACACACCGCGGATCGACGGCTCGTGGTCGTCCTACTGGTTCGACATTACCCGGAAGATGTGGACCGGACCGCACACCGGCGCGGCCTCGCTGTGCCGCCAGTGGCGCTCGGATTTTCTGATCACGCCGCAGGCCCGCCTCGGCATCTTTCAAGAAGCGCCCGACGAGCAGCACCCACGCAACTGCTCCTTTGTCGAGAACGGCCGGCTTCTGGAATACGAATGGGAGACCTCGCTGCTGCCCGATTCGGGCGAGATGGCGGAGAACACGATCATCGAATCGGCGATCATGGTGGCGCTGCAGCCGGACGAGCAGACCCAGATCGACTTCCTCGACGAGATCCGCGGCCCGCTCGACGGTGTGACCCTGCGCGGCCTCAACGTGCCGCCGGCGCTATGGGGCACCGCGATCTTCGGATGGACCCTGACCGGCCCCGACCCCGGCACGATCCGGCAGCGGCAGATCCCGTGGACGATCCCGCTGGTCTTCAAGCAGGGCCGGGTCAACATCCGCGGCCTCTCCTCGAAGACCATCACGCTGGGTAATTTCTACATGCGGTACCAAGTGCTGGGCTATCTGCTCCAGGTGCCGCAAGTCGAAGCCTTTCGGCCGACCGACGATTTCTTTCTGCTGTCGAATGACGGGGTTACCATCCTGCGCTCGAACGGCAATGTGAATCTGCGGGCAGATCCAAGGATGTCGCCAACGCTCCTGGCGTCCAATGATGGCTTTACCCTGTTGCGGTCGAGCGGCGGCGCGTTGCTGGGGAACAGGTAAATGGCTGGCCCAAGCGAAACCTTTGCCTACTTCCTGACGCAAGACACGGCGGTCACCGCGTTGCCACTGCCGGCACAGCCGACCGATCGGGTCGCCGTGGTTCGCGGCGGTGCCCCGGCCGAGGTGACGCATTACGCCACGCTTGCGGATGTCGGTGGTGTTGGACCCCAGGGTCCGGCTGGACCGGAGGGTCCGGCTGGGCCGCCGGGGACCGGGTTTCCCGACGCGCCGAGCGACGGCAGCTATTACGGACGGCGGAATGCCGGCTGGCAGACAGTAGCGCCGCTTCTCGACCCAGCCTTTCTCGGCACTCCGACCGCGCCGACCCCGGCCGCGGCTCCGGCGCCCGGCAGCAACAGCACTCGCCTGGCGACAACCGAGTTTGTTACGACAGCGGTGGCAGCGGCTCCCAGCGGCATCACGCAACTGACCGGCGACGTTGCCGCCGGACCGGGCAGCGGCAGCCAAGTGGCAAGCCTGGCCAACACGGCGGTGACGCCGGGCGCTTACACCAACGCCGACATTACGGTTGACGCCAAAGGCAGGTTGACTGCCGCCGCTAATGGCAGTGCCGGCGGCGGTGGCACGGTACCGCATCCCGGCTATCGTTCCGGGGTTTACTACACCCGGCCGATATCGGCGGTCGGCACCACTGTCGCCGTGACCGCCAACCGGATTTACCTAACGCCGATCTACATCGCTTCCGCGATCACGATCGATGCCGCACAGGTGTTTATCGGGGCGGCGAGCGGGCTCTTAGAGCTTGGTATATACGACAATGCGAGCGGTGTGCCCGGCTCGCTGGTCCGGGACTTCGGCAGCATGACGGTCGTCAGCTCGGCGAATACGATCAGCGGCTTTACCCAGGCCTTGTCGGCCGGGTGGTATTTCCTCGCCGCTGCGTTTTCTGCTGCTCCGACCGTAGTCTCGTCGACCACGACCGACGTATCGCAGCAGCACTTGCTTGGGTTTGTCACCCTCGCAGGAAGCTTCCAGGGCTTTCAGGGCTGGGTCTCGGCGTGGACATTCTCGGCGGGTGCTCTGCCGGCAACGCCCCCCTCCCTATCGCAGAATAGCTTAGGATTCCCACTGATCGCGCTCCGGGTGCAGTGAGATGCCGTCTCTCTTTGACCTGTACTGCAGCATGTTTTGGCGGCGAGGCGGGCGCTACGATGTTTGGAAGACGCGGATAACCTGATGGCGATAGGCGAAACCTTTGCCTTCTTCCTGGTTGAGGACCCGAACACGCCGGCCTTGCCGTTGCCGGTGCTTTCGAGCGACCGGATGGCGATCGTGCGCGGGACATCGCCGAATGAGTTGTCCTATTACGTCTCGCCCGCTGACATCGCGACGACGGAGGCCTTCCCGGTCCTGGTGGTGATGCCGACCAGTGGCGACACGGTCGTCATGCCGGAAGGGACGCGGTCTCTCTACATCAACACGGGCGCCCTGGCGAATTTGACGATTCTCCTGCCGCCGGTGGTCAGCGGCACCTACTCGGTCGAGATCTGCCCGGCCGCCCCGATAGCGGCGCTGAACATCCAGGACAGTGCAGCGGCCCCGGTGCCGGGTGCCCCGACATCGGGGTTCGGCCCCGGCGCCGCCATCATCATGCGGTTTATCGATACGATTGGATTCGTATATTGGAAATAGCCGCGAAACGTCTTCTTATCGCTATTGTCCTGGCCCTCGGCCTGCCGACTGCGGCGCATGCGGCTTGCCCGCCAATACCGTTTGTCTTCGCCCAGGGCGCGCCGTTTAACGCGCCGCAGGTCAACACCAACTTCACCGCACTCAGGGATTGCATCAACGCACTGGCACTGGACCCTGTCACCGG